ACCAGTGCCAATCACAATTCCGTCGCCGTTCTGAGCGGACAGTTGGGCATGGCCGCCTTCGTTTCCGATCGTGAAGTACGACACGCCCCCTTGTTGCAGTCGAAACCAGCCTCGATCTGACCCCGAGTAGTTCGATCCTGGCGAGTTGAGCGAATTGATGGTGAACGCTGCTCGTCCGTCAGCGTACGTGTGCCCCGTGTAGACCGACATCCCGCCATTGGTCGCGCGCTGCATCGTCAGATCGGTGCGATCAAAGTAGGCATCCGATGCGTTGCTGCTGAACTGAATGGCCTGTGCCGCGCGCAGGGCAATGCCGGAAACGGCAGGCCCGACGATCACGTCGCGGTTGCTGCCCGCACCAACCGCGAGCCCATCGTCGATGGTCGCCCACGAACCTGACACGTGATCCCAGCGCACATTGCCGCGCTTCGTCACCGACATGCGGTCGGAACCGCCGACCTGCAGCGAGAGCAGGCGAGAGGCGTTGTCGCTGGCCGTGTCGGTTACGTTCACGCGCATCGCGGTGAACGCCGTCGCGCCGTTGTTCCAGGTCGGCGCGTACTCGATCAGCCCGGTCGTCGGGTCATAGGTGAATGGCAGCCCGCCGAACACGCCGCCGCTCGCGTGATATTGCAGCTGCCCCACCGAGCCGCCTGGGGTTGCAGAAGCCCCAGCCGGCCCTTGCGGCCCGGTGGGCCCGGTCGGCCCCTGCGGCCCCGTCGCGCCCGTGGCACCAGTGGCGCCTGGAACACCAGCCCCCGCAATCGTCAGCGTGAGCCGATCCTCGAGGATCGTGAGTTGCGTCATGGTCAGGAACTCCCGATGCAGTTGAATCGGCCAACCGCCAGCACCGTGACGCTGGTGCCGTCCGTCATCGACAGGCGATAGGTGAACGTCCCCTGCCCCAGCGCCGTCGTCTGCGCGGCCGTCATGGACACGATGAAGATGCCGCCGGCCGCATTGCTGATGGTCACACCGGACGATGGCGAGGAAAGCGTCAGGACCGACGTGCCGGCCGCGTTGTAGACGATGAACGAAATCGTCCAGCCGGTCAGGTTGATGCCGCTGCCGGCGTCGTCAGCGTAGGTGAACTGCCGGGACCAGTTGGCCCCGGTCCACGCCGCCCGCGCGTCAACGAAGTCGTGTTCAACGGGCATACTCATGCGTCACGCGCTCCCTGATCTTTGGCCCATCGGAGAATTTCGCGCTCCACGTCCGACAGGCCGGGCGGCCGGTACGCGAACGGGAGGAAGTCATCGAGGCGCGTGTCCTTGCCGCCCTTCGGCGTGTGCAGGTCCACGAGCGTCTTGCGTTGCAGCGCCGGGCCGAGGTCGTGGCACCGCTCGTCACCGATCGGCGACACGCGGTTCCAGATGGCCCACTGCATAAACTCGCGGTACGTCATCGACGCGCGGAGTTCGCCGCGCGTCTTGCCGAGACGTAAGCAGAGTTCGAACTCCAGCCTCAACCGCCAGTCGGTTTGGAGTCGTTTCCCAGCGTTTCAGCCTGCTGCTTCGTCAGGATCCCGTTCGCCTCGGCGACCTGGTTGATGAGGTCTACGAGCTTGTCGCGGGTCTTGAAAGTCGCCTGTGCCGCCCACTGCTCGGCGGTACCCAGCGGCTCGCCCTTCGCGTTGACGAACGCGACCGCCAGCAGTCGGCAGCCGAAGGCGATGAAGTTCTCGGTGCCGCCCTTGAGCACGGAATCGAGCACGTCGAAGCCGAGAACCTTCGCGAACGCGCCCGAAGGCTCGCCCTTCTCGTTCAGCACCGGGACCATCTCGAACTGCGGCAGGAAATCGGAAATCTGCGGATTGCTTTTCATGGGTAGCCTCTATGTTGTGGTGACGCCCGCGTCTGCGCGCAGGCTTGGGAAAAAGCGCCGGGCCCGAAGGCCCGGCCAATGCGACCCAACCGGTCGCGCCCGTGGATCAGGCCTTGTAGGTGAAGGTCGGCGTGCCGCTGTTGCGCACGACCAGGGTGCCCTTCACGACCGAGTTCGTGCCGCCCTGCAGGCTGATCGACTTGATGAAGCCCGTGAATTTGACCCAGGTTCGCGTCGTGGCCGGCGCGCCGAAGGCCGAGCCGGAAACGGTCGGCGCTGCCGTGGTCGCGTCACCGAAGCCGATCAGCCACTCGCGCGTCGTACCGGCGTTGAAGTCAGTGACGAGCGCCTGGTGGGCGGCCGAAGCCGAAAAGTTGATTTCGAACGAGCCCTCGCCGTAGTCGCGCAGGCCTTGAAGGAATTCCTTGGCCGTGCTGGACAAGTTCGTCACGTCGATTTCGTCGCTCGCGGGCGACGGCGGGTTGAAGGACAGGATGTTGCCGACCTCGAGCGAAGTCGTGGCACCATTCACGACCCACAGCTGGGTGCCTTGGGTTTTCAGTTCACCGGCCATTTGCGGTTCTCCAGAAATGCAAAAACCGCCCGGAGGCGGTTCAGATGATGCCGGCACTTGCCGGCGCGTACCCTTGCGGGATGGTTCAGCGACTCAGCATGAACAGCCAGTCGCTCGAAATTCGTCGAATGTCCGGCGAGTCGGCCGGAAGCGATTGCGTCAGTTCCTCGCAACCGACATGACCGGCCGCGTGCAGCGCCGCGCGCAGCTGCGTCAGCACCGCCTTGGCGCTGGCCTTGCTGTCCGCGTAGATATCGAACTGAATCCTCATGCCGGCGACACCGGGCGCCGCCGCGAGCATGTTCTCAGGCACGTCGCTGATCGTCGTCATCGTGACGTAAGGACGAGTCACGGGCGTCGGAAGGTTCGTCGGCGCCAGTTCGTCGTAAACGCGCGAGGACACGAGCGCGGTCAAACCGGCGTAGGCGACCAGCACGCCCCGGATGGTCGATTCATCGGCCACGGGTCAGTCCTCGCTTGGCGGCCCGCTTGGCAGCGCGCACGATGCCCTTTGCAAGCCGATTCTTGAACGCCGAAAGCGCCTCGTTCTTCACGGCATCGAACGCCGGCCGGATGAACGGCTGCGCCGGCTGCTTCACCGTCCCGAACTCGAGGAAATGCCAGTACCAGGCGCCTTTCGGGTCCGTGCGCGACTTGCCGGCGCGCGGGCGGACCACGATGCGCTCGGTCACGTTGCCCGGGTTCCGGTCGACCTGAATCGCGATGGCGCGACCCAGGCGGCCGGTGTCCTTCGGCGCGCGAACCTCGGCAGCATCCGCGACCACGCGCGCAGCAGCGCGCAGCGCCACGCGCAGCGGTCCGCCATTCTTGCTGGCGACCTCGGCGGGCAGCTGCTTGAGCGCCGCGGCCAGTTCGGCCAGGCCGTTGACCTTGACGTCGACCTTCACGGCGTGCCCCGCGTGCAAGTCAGTTCCAGCCACCGCCGCGCTTCGTCTCGGCACGCCAGCGACTTGATGTTGTAGACCACCGAACCCCACAAGAGCCGGTGCTGCTCGGTCAGGTCCGATCGGTAGCGCATGACCACGCGGACCACCTGCTCGGCCGCGGTCTGCCCGTCGCGCCGCGCCTCGGTCCCGCTGACGGGCTCGATGGCCGCGCGCACCGTGGCCACCGTCGACCACGAGCCGACGTTGCCGCCGTAGCTGTCGATGCTGGTCGCGTGCGCCTGGATGGCGACGGAGTGCCGGAGTCGCTGCGCGAGCATTACAGGGCCCGCACGCGGTAGGGATTCAGCAGGTTGCGGAGCGCACGCTCGAGCGCGGCCTGCTCGGCAGCCTGCAGGTTGTCGTATTGCCCCTGGACGTGCAGCAGGATCGCCTGCTTGATCGCCGCGGGGATGTTGGCATCGACGGACACGCCGCTCGGCGGGTAGCCGGCGACGAACGTCACCGTCACCGCTGCCGGCTGGCACCGGGTCGACGGCCAGGTAACGCCGTAGGCCTCGGCCACGAATGGCTGCCAGTCATCGGCGTGCACGGTGTACTGGTCGACCGCGAGCGTCTGCGTTGCGCCGTTCACGTCGACGTAGGTTATCGAAGTCACGGACTGCGCCGGGATCTTCGGCAGTTCGATGAACCGCCCGCGATCGCCGCACGCCCGCGGGAACCCGTCGAGTTTCAGGGCCCACGTCTGTTGCACAAGCACGCGCCCGAGTTCGCGCTCGACCCAATCGGTCGCCGCGGCAATGTGCCGCTCGATCATCGACTCGTCGGCCGTCTCGCTCGCGGTGATGCGCAGCTGCTCCTTGGCCTGCGCCACGGTCACGGGCGAGGCAGCGGGGGCAACGGTGCGGGCCAGGCTGGTTCGATTCACGGGTCGGGCTCCATGAGCGCCACGGGGTCACGCGGACCCCGTGGGCTGTTCAACGGTGGATCAGGCCGGCGGGTTGGAGGTCGGCGCGACGTTCGGATGGCCGAGGATCGCGACGGCGGACAGCAGCGCGGCCGAGGCGTTGCCGGTCGGCGTGATGACCAGCCTGACGTACCGCTTCGAACCGACGTAGCCGATTTTCCGGCACTCGTTATCATCGT